CATTTTTATATTGGATTGTGGTCAGTGTGGATCACATGCTTTCAATACTACCTCAGATGAATATCATAAGATTGAGCACTCTGAAGTGATCAATCTCAATATTCCAAAAATTAAATCTGGAGATCTCATCGTTGTTGAAGATGCCCACATGAGATCTCAAGAAAAAAATAGTCTTGCTCAACCTTTTACTTTTGATCAACTAAAAGAGATCGAAAAGAATGCATATGAAAAAAATATTGAGATAAGATTGTTCCCTCAAAAATCAACTCCCACAGCAAGAAAATTAGCGTCATTAGAACATTCAGAACTTTTGGAAAAGACTGATGAAAATGATGTTAAAGCAATTGCTTATTTTTTGAAAAACTCTCCAGAATCTTTTTCTACTCTTAAAAAGTTTTCTCCAATTACTCTAGATGAATATGTTGAAAAAAGTCAATATATCTTTGATGCCAGAAATGAATTAAATCAAGATATTAATCTTGCTCGCAATCAAGTCTATGGATTGAAAGATAATGGATACTCTGATGCAATATCATTGTGGATCAAAAAATATTCACTAACTTTAGCTTCCAGACTTAATGATAGAGATATTTGCAATTTTGCTGGTCTTGAACTCAATAAAAATTCTAGTGGGTTGAAAGATAACGTAAAAAAATATAAAAGTGATAAGTTAAAATTTCTTTACAATGTTGTCAATACAATTTTGACACCACAAGGAAAACTACGTGTCCGCCCCGATAATAATCTTCCTCCATACTGGAAGTATGCAAAGAAAGTTTATTTTGCAATGACACCTTACCATATGCGTGGAGGAGTTACTGCATCTAATTACAAGTATCATAAGAGAAAGGCGTCATCTCCTTGTAAACATAGTATGAGTTTGGAATCAAAAAATGCAATAAAAACTATTGATGATTATAAAGAAATTAAAAAGGCACGAACTGATAGTGATAAAAAATTACGAAAAATTTGGAGAGAAGTTCGTAAGATGATTGTTGAAGAAAAACTTATTTGAGTTTTTGTTGGTATTCACCTATTAAATTCATATTTGAATTTCAGAGATTAATATCCTACTTTAAAGTTAGTATTCACACCAAAAAATCATGTTCGGTTTTCACTCTGTAATACTCAAAAAATAGTCGTTATTCATGCCTTAAATTTTTTTATTAGATTTCAAGAAGTAATAACCGAAATAAAAAGTGCGGGAAACAATATCCCGCTTTTTTTGTAATCGTGTATAATTAGTAATGGATGCCGAAAGGGTCCACAAAACACAAACTCGCTTTTAAAGGAGCTACCATAATGACCAATCTTGCAACATCAAGGTTTAATTCTGCGGATCTTCCTGCTCTGATGGAGAGGATCAACAAGTATAGTATTGGAATGGATGAATACTTTGATCGCATTTTTCACCTTCACGAGACCACCACTAACTATCCACCTTACAACTTAGTTCAAGTTAGTAATGTAGAATCACGTCTTGAACTTGCACTTGCTGGATTTAAGAAAAAAGAAGTTTATGTCTACACACAAGACGGCAAACTCTTTGTGGAGGGCCAAAAAGAAGATAAAGAAACGGAGTCCAACTATATCCACAAAGGTTTGGCTCAACGGAGTTTTAAGAGAGCGTGGACACTCTCTGATGATACGGAAGTACGATCAGTTGATTTTGAGGATGGGCTTTTGACTATTACACTTGGTAGGATCGTACCTGATTATCACAAGAGAAAGGATTATCTCTAAATAAAAATAAAAATGAAAACCTTCGACGAGTTTAAAACAATTGCGTATAAAGGATCTGCACCACATACTGTTTACTCTCAAGGAAAACAGAAAAGTATTCCCAAAGGAAAAGCAGTTCCTGTAAGAAGTCGTTCAAGTGCTGGAGGTAATGGTGATGGTGGAAACGGTGGTGGTGAATAAATAGTTTTGAATATCGTCGGCGCGAGGAGCACCTGGCAAAATCCAGGTTGACTCCTCCTTTTTTTGTTGGTAGAATATGGGGAGGTAAGGAGTACAAATGACAGTAAAACTTTTGCTTTTAAAGTCTGGTGAAGATATTATTGCAGACGTAAAGGAAATGGTAGTTGGAGAAGATGAAAATACTAGAGTTGTTGGATATTTTCTTCATAAACCTTGTGTAGTTAAAATGACACCGCCAACTAACGTTCCTGAAGAATTTGCGGAAGATCTGGATCCGCAAAAGGCATCTTTTCAAGTAACTCTTTTTCCTTGGATGCCTTTATCTAAGGATAACACTATTCCAGTTTCTGCAGATTGGGTAGTTACAATGGTCACTCCAAGTGACAAATTAAACAATATGTACATTGAGGATGTAATGAACTATGGAAAAGACTATCAAAATCATAGCGTTAGTAAACAGTCTGATACTGATAACTCAAATTGAAGAAGTTGGTGCTGATATTGGAGAACCTGATTGTAAACTAATTAATCCGTTTGTAATTCGTAATGATAAAACATTAGAACCATTTCTTTGCGGTTATACTAAGCAGGATACATTTATGTTGAGTTCTGAAAAAATAATCACTCTTGCAGACCCAACTCCAACTTTACTCGAAAAATATGAGGATTTGATTAAAGAATGAGATTTTATACTAATGTTCAATTGATTGGAAATCAAATTTTGATTCGTGGTGTTGATAATGGAAAAAGATTTGAGACTAGAGATGAGTTTTATCCAACTCTCTTTGTAAAAACTAAAAAAGAATCAAAATATAGAACATTAAGTGGGGAATATGTAGAACCAATAAAACCAGGTACTATCAAAGATTGTCGTGAATTTTATAAAAAATATGAAGGTGTAGATGGATTTGAAATCTACGGAAACGATAGATATATCTGCCAATATATTTCCGAAAAATATCCAGAAGATGAAATTAAGTTTGATATTAGCAAAATCAAACTTGTCACTTTGGATATTGAGGTTGCCTCTGAAGCAGGATTTCCCGATGTAGAATCTTGTTCTGAAGAAATTCTTTCCATCTCAATTCAAGATTATACAACAAAAGAAATTATTACTTGGGGTGTTAAACCGTTTAAACATAATCGTAAGGACCTAACATATCATTATTGTCCTTCTGAATATGAACTTCTAAATCATTTCATTAACTATTGGATGTTCAATGTTCCTGACGTAATCACTGGATGGAATATTCAGTTGTATGACGTTCCATATATTTGCAAACGTCTTAATCGGGTTCTTGGTGAAAAATTGATGAAGCGTTTCTCCAACTGGGGACTTGTGACAGAGGGGGATGTTTTTATTAATGGAAGAAAACATACTGTGTTTGATGTTGGTGGTTTGACCCAACTAGATTATCTTGATCTTTATAAAAAATTTACTTATAAGGCACAAGAATCATATCGCCTTGATTATATTGCTGAAGTAGAACTGGGTCAGAAAAAACTTGATCACAGTGAGTTTGACACTTTCAAGGATTTCTATACAAAGGGATGGCAAAAGTTTATTGAGTATAATATTATTGACGTAGAACTTGTTGACCGATTGGAAGACAAGATGAAGTTAATTGAACTTGCTCTTACCATGGCATATGACGCTAAAGTGAATTATGCCGATGTGTTTTATCAAGTTCGAATGTGGGATAATATCATTTACACATATCTCAAGAAAAGAAATATTGTTATCCCTCCGAAGAACAAAACACAGAAAGATGAGAAATACGCGGGTGCATATGTAAAAGAACCTATTCCTGGAATGTATGATTGGGTTGTGAGTTTTGACCTTAATTCACTATACCCTCACTTGATTATGATGTACAACATTTCTCCAGAAACTCTTTTGGAAGAAAGGCACCCAACAGTATCTGTAGATAAAATCTTGGATCAAAGTCTTAATTTTGAATTGTATAAAGATTATGCAGTATGTGCAAATGGTGCCATGTTCCGAAAGGATGTTCGTGGATTTCTTCCTGAATTGATGGAAAAGATTTACAATGAACGTGTAATCTTTAAGAAGAAGATGCTTGTAGCAGAGCAAGAATATGAAAAGACAAAAAACAAAGAATTAATCAAGGAAATTGCCAGGTGTAATAATATTCAGATGGCAAGAAAAATTCAACTTAATTCTGCTTATGGTGCTATTGGTAATCAATATTTTCGTTATTACAAACTTGCAAACGCTGAAGCAATTACATTGTCTGGGCAAGTTTCAATTCAATGGATTATGAATCGTGTTAATTCATATTTGAATAAAATTCTTAAAACTGGAAACGATGATTACGTTATTGCTTCTGATACTGATTCTTTGTACATTAATATGGGCCCTTTGGTTAAAAGTGTATTCAAGGGAAGAGAGAAAACTACTCAAAGCATTGTTTCGTTCCTTGATAAGGTCTGTCAGGTGGAATTTGAAAAGTATATTGAAAGTTCTTACCAAGAATTGGCAGAATACGTGAATGCTTATGAACAGAAAATGATTATGAAGCGAGAATGTATTGCCGAACGTGGTATTTGGACTGCAAAGAAACGATACATTCTTAGTGTATGGGATAGTGAAGGTGTTCTTTATGAGGAACCAAAACTAAAGATTAAAGGTATTGAAGCAATCAAATCGTCTACCCCAGCCCCTTGCCGTAAGATGTTGAAAGAATCTTTTAATATTATGATGAGTGGAACCGAAGATGACATGATCAATTTTATTGATAGTTGTAGGGAAAAATTTAAAAAACTTTCTCCAGAGCAAATCGCTTTTCCGCGTTCTGCATCTGATGTTCAGAAATATTCTTCTTCATCATCCATTTATATTAAAGGAACACCAATTCACGTTCGAGGGGCACTTTTGTTTAATCATTATATTAAACAAAATAAGTTAACTAATAAGTACTCTCTTATTCAAAATGGAGAGAAAATTAAATTTGTTTATCTTAAAAAACCAAATATTATTCATGAAAATGTCATTACGTTTATCCAAGATTTTCCAAAAGAACTTAATCTTGACAAATACATAGACTATGAACTACAATTTGAGAAAGCATTTCTAGAACCACTCAAGATTATTCTTGATGCAATTGAGTGGAGTGTTGAAAAAACTGTAAACCTTGAATTATTTTTTTCCTGATGGATTTCCTTAAAGATATTGTAAAAGAAATAGGTGAGGACTTTACAAAGTTGGCATCTGAAATTGATGAGACTGAAACTTATGTTGACACAGGTTCGTACATTTTTAATGCACTGGTTTCAGGTAGTGTATTTGGCGGTGTATCTGGGAATAAGATTACTGCTATTGCTGGAGAGTCTTCTACTGGAAAAACTTTCTTCAGCCTCGCCGTTGTTAAGAATTTTCTTGATACCCATTCCGATGGTTATTGTCTCTATTTTGATACTGAAGCCGCTATTACCAAATCACTTTTAGAATCCCGTGGAATTGATACTTCTCGTTTGGTTGTTGTTAATGTTGTTACTATCGAAGAGTTTCGTAGCAAGGCGCTCAAAGCAGTAGATCTTTATATGAAAAAACCTGAGGGTGAACGAAGTCCATGTATGTTCGTTTTAGATTCTCTTGGGATGCTTTCTACGACTAAAGAAATTACAGATGCTCTAAATGAAAAAGAAGTTCGTGATATGACTAAATCGCAACTGATCAAGGGCGCTTTTAGAATGCTTACACTCAAACTAGGACAAGCAAATGTTCCACTCATTGTCACAAATCATACATACGATGTCATCGGAGCTTACGTACCAACGAAAGAAATGGGTGGAGGTTCTGGACTCAAATATGCAGCATCTACAATCATCTATCTCAGCAAAAAGAAAGAAAAGGATGGAACGGAAGTGGTTGGCAATATTATCAAAGCTAAGACTGCTAAGTCGCGTTTGAGTAAGGAAAATAAAGATGTTGAGATCCGTCTGTATTATGATGAACGTGGTCTTGATCGATATTATGGACTACTTGAACTTGGCGAAATTGGTGGTTTGTGGAAGAATGTCGCTGGTCGTTACGAAATTGATGGTAAGAAACTTTATGCTAAACAGATTCTAAAAGAACCTGAAGTATATTTCACTGATGAAGTGATGCAACAACTGGACGAAATCGCACGTAAGGAATTTAGTTATGGAGAAAGTTGAGTTTCTAATTCTTAGAAACCTTTTACACAATGAAAAATACATCCGAAAAGTAATACCCTTTATCAAATCTGAATACTTTGAAGATCAAAATCAAAAAATCGTATTTGAAGAAATACTGTCTTTTGTGCAAGAATATAATCAACCAGCAACAAAAGAAGTTCTCTGTATTGAAGTAGAAAAGAGAACAGATATTAACGAGCAGTCTTTTAAAGAGATTGCTCAAATTATTTCTTGTCTCGAAGATGTTCCTACAGAGTTTAATTGGTTGATTGATACTACTGAAAAGTGGTGTCGTGATCGTGCCATTTATTTGGCACTTATGGAATCTATTCATATTGCTGATGGAAATGATGAAAAGAAGAATCGTGACAGTATTCCTTCTATTCTTTCTGATGCTCTTGCTGTAAGTTTTGATAATCATGTTGGACATGATTATCTTGAGGATTATGAACAACGATACGAGTCTTATCACAAAAAGGAGGATAAAATTGAATTTGATCTCGAATACTTTAACAAAATCACGAAAGGTGGTCTCCCTAACAAAACTCTTAACATCGCTCTTGCTGGTACGGGCGTCGGTAAGTCTCTATTCATGTGCCATGTGGCTAGCTCCGTCTTGCTCCAAGGGAGGAACGTTCTGTACATTACGTTGGAAATGGCAGAAGAACGCATTGCTGAAAGAATTGATGCAAACCTATTGAATGTTCCCATTCAAGATATTGCAGATCTTCCAAAGCAGATGTTTGAAAACAAGGTTACAAATCTTGCAAAGAAAACTCAAGGAACTCTAATCATTAAAGAGTATCCAACTGCTTCTGCACATTCTGGTCACTTTAAGTCTCTTTTAAATGAACTTGCACTTAAGAAATCATTTAAACCAGATATTATTTTTATTGATTACCTGAATATCTGCTCTTCTTCCCGGTTTAAAGGTGGAAGTAATGTTAATTCTTATACATTAGTTAAATCAATTGCAGAGGAACTTCGTGGTCTTGCTGTGGAATTTAATGTTCCTATAGTCAGTGCTACCCAAACTACTCGTTCAGGGTATTGCTTGGACTTGAAAACACAAGTTCAAACACCGCAAGGTATGAAAGAACTTTCAAATATTCAAGTTGGAGATTTGGTGCTTTCTAATACTGGATATAATGAAGTTCTAAATGTCTTTCCAAAATCTAAAAAGAAATCTTATAAGATTACTTTGGAAGATGGTAAAGAAATCATTTGTAGTGAAGAACACTTGTTCCCAACTCAAAATGGTGAAGTGAATATCAAAGAGGGTTTGAAAGAAGGTATGTGTCTTTATGTAAAGGAATAGTATGTGTAAGTTATACTTCTTATAAATAATAGTAGTATAACTTACTGATATGAAAGTAAAGATTTATCTAATTACCAACACAGCAGTCAATCCACATATGTATTATGTTGGATTGACTAAAAATGAATTGGATAGAAGATTGCAAGAACATATCAGTGTTGGAAGGCACGAAGGAAATAAACTTCTGTCTGATGCTATTATTGAATATGGTAAAAGAAACTTTACTATTGAAGTGATAGAAGAAGTTGATGAAAGTGAAGCAAGAATAAAAGAAGATTATTATATTCGCAAATATAAATCTCATTATAGAGATGGATGTGGATATAATATGAAATATGAAACTTGTAATTATGAGAAACACTATCACGGAGCAAATCAAGAACTAATAGAAGAGAATATTAGAAATGGTAGGGCGTGGAACTATGGAATAAGTTTTTCTACACAATCAAAAGAAAAAATGAGAAAAACTAAAAAACATAGATACTCTCTTGGTGTTTATAAAAAGTTCAATACAAATCACTCACAAGAAACTAAAAACAAAATCGCAGAAAGTAAAAGAGGGAAAAAACTTACAGAGGAACATAAAAATAAAATAGCAGAATGTTCTTCTGGTAGAACTTGGATACATAAAAAAGATTTAAAAGAAAGAAAATTTATCAAAAAAGAAGAAATTAATCTTTACTTATTGAATGGTTGGGAAAGTGGAAAAGGTGTTATTTGGATTAATAATGTGGTAGAATGTTTATGTGTTGATATTTGGGATTATGAAAATTATACTGAAAAAGGATTTGTTTGTGGGAGGATTAAAAAATGACTAAAACTTATGAATATAACGAAAACCTTGCGATTACAGATGAAGACACTCATAAGGCATTAGTGTCTCATTTC